CTGGACTCAAATGTATTGTTGCCTGCAAATCTTCATCGTACTCAATTTCTGCAAGTCCCGCCTCATATAAATTCATTAAGGATTTATCAACATAATCAATATGGGACTGCCATAGCTCAGGAGCATATTCCTTAGCCATTTCTTGATCAATAGAATAAATAAGTTCGCCATTTTCATCCATACCCTCTAGATTAACAACTCCTATTTCTAGATAGTACGCAAGAACTTCGTCATCGTTTTTGTCTTCAAGACTCATTTACGGTTCCATCTTCATTCTTATCTATAGTTGTTTCTACTAATTGCTGGACATATTCAGAAAAATGTTTTCTGACACTACCCATTGGCCTAGACCCAGAAGATTTCCATATTCTCTTATACTCTACAACATTAGAAAAGGTTGTAGGGCATAGCGGGGTGCCGTTATATTCTTTTAAAACTGTAGGAAGTGGCACATGCTTTCCACAACACTTACACTCTTTTGCTCTCTCTTGATATATACTCATACTATTTCCATTCCGTCTAATACATCTGATAAGTTTTTAGGCATCCTCGGTGGTCTTATCATGTTCATTACTACTTCATCTTCTTCTTTTTCTCTATCCCACTTCAAGGAGCTATAGGTATGTATATCTATCTCTTCATTGTTTTGTGGCCTGCTTCTACTAATTGCGTTGTAAACAGAACCGCAAACAGCATCAGCCAAGTCTTTAGAACCTTTTCTTGGGTGGTCAACCTTATCTCTCATAATTTTTAATTGAAGCAATTCGTCTATAAGCAATTTAATTGCTGGTCCGCTTAACCTGTCTTCTGCAACAACCATGGCCATATCATCGTAATGCTTCTTTGCAACCGACAATGTTTCTGTGTGAATGCCGTATTGTTTTAATTGCTGCATCATGTCGTGTGAATTCCATCGGTCAAACGTACAGACACGAATCTTAAACCCTTTTGTCCTAAGAGACAGAATGTAGTCTTTAACTTCTGTAAAGTCCACAGACTTGTCTGGCGTAGGAGTCCAGTATCTAACAACATCTACTTCAACAATAGGGGCTGGCTGAGAATATGTATCAGTTACTTTTACATTTACCCACTTCTGTACATGAGCCATAGAAACAGCGCAATGGTCATGCTTTTGTGCAAGGTCAACGTGTAAGAAGTATTCCTTGTCTGGATCTGGTGCAAACCAGGTTTCAAATCTTCCAAAGTCATCTACGGCTAATGCCATATTACTAAATGCTTTTTCAATTTTTTCACGGGACTTAAAAAATGCATCAATTGCTTCTGATGGCATGCAGGCAAATCTTCCTAGGGCATCTGGAGCATTCTTATAGAAAGCAACTTTAAAGTCATCTATGCTTCTTGTTGGATTAATTTCCCATGTGGGTCTACGCAGGGCGTACATTCTAGGATACTTGTAGGAGATAATGTGATCCTCTTCCCACTCTATATCAAACTCATTGCCTTCTGTTCCGTCTGGAAGCAGATCGTCTAGCTTAAAGTGATGAGTTCTAGTTATAACTTCTTTTTCCGCCACAACGTCATCATATCTTTGCTGTATGTAATCGTTCTTATATCTAGGGAATGATAGAAGAATAACCTTTCCATAGTCTGGAAAACGTGAGTCTACAGAGGCACGATACATCTCATAGATAAGACTTCCAGTCTTTGCTTGCTCATGACCAGTGGTATTTTCTACGCTAAAGCCAGAAATTTCGTCAAGGATAACAACGATTACGTTATACCCTTCCCATGCTTCACGCTCTGAGTGACCTGAGTGAACTGTAATGTTTTTATTAAATTTAATTTCAGAAGCTTTTTCTGTGTACTTTCCAACAAACCAAGGAGACTTATCGATGCGTGTTCTAAACCCTTTAAAGAATACGTTGTTTGCCTGCTGTGCGTTAATAGCAATATTGATAATATCAATTGAGTCTCCAGGAGGCTTTCCATAATACGATGCTGGATCTTTAAGACACAATAGTAAATATACTATATAGGCAACCGATATGGTTGAGCAGTAATCTTTTCCAGATCCTTTACCTAGCTGAGCAACGACCTCATTGGCTGTTTGCTTAAACATTCTAACGCCTTCTTCTTCGCCAAACAATTTTACAAGAGTGGACTCTTTATAAATTTGCGAACTCTTTTCAATAAGGGTATATTGATATTCAGATAGTGGTGGAAGGCCTAAATATTCTGGGCTTTGGACAAATGTTCTTAGATCTACTGGGCGTTCATCAAACTCTTCGCCGTCCAGCATATCAATTAAATCATTAAAATTAAGATCCACTAACTTCCTCTATAATCTCTATAGGCTCTACCACTCCAGTAATTTGTGATAAGCGCTTTGCAACATCCATCTTGCATTTAGGACATGAGGCTGTAACTTCTTTTAATATTTTAACTAGGATATCTTGCTTGCGTTCTGTCTCTGCAATTTGATTTGCTAACTCAGCATTATCTAGCAAGCCTACTTCTTGAAGCATTCCAATTCTTTTACCTTCGATATCGGCAATAAGCTTTAGTGCTCCTGATTTAACATTTAGTTGTCCCGCCTGATCTGCATCTTCAACGGTTTTCCACGCTTCTTTAATAAGCATTGCATAGTGTTGGTCTGCTCCAGAGATAGCCTCTTTAGCCCTTTCACGGGCCGCTGTGTCGTTGTGAACGACGCTCTTCCACTCACCTATCAACTCGACCACTTCGGCTCTCTTAAAGCCTGTTACGGTGGCAATTTGGGTTGGGTTGTTTCCCTTAAGCAGTTCTGAGACTACTACGTTCATGCGATCAAAGTGATCGGCTAATTCAATTTCGGACATATAGTAGAGTATACTCTTAGTCGACTAAAAAATCAACTGGATTTAGCTATTTTATATAGAATAAGGTATCCAATTAAATCATCAATATCATTATCCCCAGCGTATCCTTGGTTATTCTTTACTCTATTTAGTTTATCATCTATACGAACTTTTAATTGTTCTGCTGAATCCGCCGTCGAAAATATTCTTGCTGGCTCAAGGGCAGAGTTGCCATAGGATATATTTTTTTCAATAAGCATGTGAGCAATTTCATGACAGGTTCCCCAAATCTTATTACCTGCTGGTGCACCAACAGATCTTAAATACAAGTCACTGCAATTAAAGTTTGTTACATCTTCAAATACTGGCTTTAACATTTATCCGCCTTTTATTCGTGAATATGTTCTGGGCGAACATAATCTGGATTCTTACGTACCCAAACTTGCCATCCCTTTTCGATAACAGTTAGATGTTCTGAATACATGCTTACAAACATATCAATTGCTGGTCCTGGGTTATACTGAGATCCTCGTGGATGTGTCCATCCATAATCATCAATAGCCATAATTCCGCCTGGCTTCAAAAGTTCCCACGAAAGCAGAGCGTCCATCATAAATGCCTGGGGCATATGGTCTCCATCAATATAAATAAAGTCATACTGCTTAGAACGATTCTTCATAAGCCACTCATCGCTGTATGCCTTATGCTTAATAAGTTGATCCTTAAATGGTTCAAGTTGCTGATCAAATGCCGACTCTACGTCTGAGAAATCAAATGCTTCGTGGACAATGTTTCCATTCCATGGATCAACACATGTTAGCTTTGATGTTTTATCAGTAAGAATGTTTTCAATAGTCCATGCTGCACTGTTTCCGCAAAACGAACCTATCTCTAAAAATTTAAGATTTGGCTTACCTCTAAACTCATTTAGTAGTCTATCAAAGTCATCTTGAGTTTTATTTCCTAGAAACCAATTTGGTAACTTGTCTGCTAATTCTCTGCTCATTTTGTTCTCTTTTCTGGCACTGGATGGCCTGTTTCTTTTTCTTGAAAGGTTGATACTATATTATACAATTTACATCCTTTTTCTGCAATAGGGCTGAGGGTATATGATTTAAATACCTCTGGCTGCCTATAAATATACCAGTCTATTGGCATAGTTATTCCATTAATTAAACACAAGTTAAGCATTTTTTCTGCAGATTTTTTATTTAATACATAGCAAAGCATGGACCAGTCTTGATAGGCTGGGACTATTTCAGAATGACCGTGTTTATCTTGGAACCTAACAAATTGATTTTCGTGTACGAAATAGCTAAATACTTCCCAATCTTCAGGCATAATGCTAATGTAATAATCTAAAAGCTCTATAAACCTTTCTTGATTTGGAACATCAATATCGTCTTCCATTAGCATAAGATACTCTTTATCTGTCTTTAAGAAATTTTTAATTGCTAGTAAGTTGCTTGCCCATATACCCAGCTCTCCCCACTTAAACTCACGCTGAGTTTTAATAAGATTATGCTTTTCATTAAAATCAAAATACTGATCTTCGTTGCTAATCAATACAGAATCGGTATTCAGTCTATCCATTCTTATGGAAAGAAAATCATCTAACCTTTTAAAAAGTTCCGATCTTTGCTTGTGCGACTCACCATATTCTGGAATGTGAAAAATTTTATAGCAAAACTTGTTAAGGTTCATCTTTTTTTAATTAATCCAAACTTATCTAAGTATCTCTGTATAGTCATAGCAGATACCTTACACTCATCGGCAATTTCTGTTACCGTTTTCTTTTGAACAACATACCTTCTGTATAGCCAGGTCTGGCTTTGATATAGCTTCATCGTTCCGTTAGCACCTTGTTAGCATAATGAGCAATGCCGAATGCATCTGCTACGTCAAAATCTGTTATAGATAAATCATACTTATTATTAAAGTAATCTACCGTTCTTTGCTTACGCATATTTCTTAACTGAGTTTTATACCAAGAGTCTGCGTATCCTGGATTCTTTACTCTAATGCCCGCCTTCTCTTCTTTAGTCGGGTTCTTATTACCAATATACGCTTGCCAAGAGCTCGGAGATATAGTAATAACTGAAGCACCCGTAGACATAAGTTCAGCAATGACAACGCCATAAACATATGATAATTTTATCACAGCATCTGGCGATCTGACAAGGATTGCTCCTTCTACAGCAATGTAATCACTCTTTAATTCATCTAACATAGAACTGGTTTTAACTTTAGCGTCATGAATCTTTTCATAGATATCTTGACCCACAAAATTGATCTTGCCCCACTTTAATGGCTTATCATTTTCCATTAAGCAGAAGGCTACGGAGTTTGTAGACGCATCTATGCCTAAGACTCTATTGGCTTTAGTCTTTACCAAATCAGCTAATTTCATCTATCATTCCTTTTATCTTAGACTTTGTAGTAATATCTATTTTCTTTTGGCAGGAAGCACACAAAGTAGTGTCATTGTATCTACTTAATTGTGCGCCACACTTCTTGCATCCACGACTAGCACCATTTCTAATAGCCTTTTTCTCATAATACTTTTCCATAATCCTTTTGTTTGTTGCAATCCTGCAGCATTCATCAGAACAATATTTTTGATTATGAGTTTTAGGATTAAACTCCTTACCGTTTAGACAGTCTTTGTTTGCACAAATCACAGCTTCGGCACCTTATATGATTCTATCTGAACGGTTCCGATAAGTCCCGCATAGCATTCTTTTTTAACTGGACAATATGTGCAAGGCATCTTAGATTTAGATGCTCCTGCTGGACGCATTGGAAGGTCGCCTTCCTTAAAGTTGTCCCACACTTCGCACATCCACGTAAATGCTTCTTCAATAATCTCTGTATTTTTTTCATTCATAGATATTGGAATAACAATTAGCTCTTGTGTATTTTTATTTTCATACAAGAAGAAGCCTTCTTTGGCATTCTTTAGTTTCATGTATGTTAGTAGTTGAAGAAGGTGATTTGTTGTAGGCTTCATCTCAGCCTGTCTTGCATCCCAAACTTCTTGCTTTGCCGTTTTGATTTCGCCAATTACGGTCTCAGAATCATACTCCATAATTAAATCTATAAAGCCACGAATAGGAGGGTATTCATTTATAATCTCTTCTTCTTCCGCTCTCCACTCTGGCATAGTCTTAATTAAATTCTGCAGTCTCTCGTGAGCCTGTGTACCCTGAGCCATATTAGCAACCGCTACGGCATCGTTATCATCGATAAACATAGCACCGCTAAAAGCCATATACCAATACCTTGGGCACGTTCCATGACCGTATCCAAGTGTGCTGGGGCTAAATGATTTCTTTGTCATCTCTCCGTCTGCACGTTTAGTATTACGATATGACTCATCAAGCAACTGAGCAAATTTTTCTGGATCGAAATGCTTTCCAGAATGTTTCTTAAACTTAAGATTCTTTACAATATCTCTACCCATTATTTGGCACCCATAGCTTTTCTTTTCCTTTATTGTGATATCTAGCCATAACAAACAATAGGTCTGATAGACGGTTTAAATACTTAGCAATGTTTGGATTTACATTTTCTATTCTCCAAACCTCACGCTCTGCCCTTCTTACAACAGTTCTTGCATTATGCAGAGGACCTGTTGGTAAAACAAAAGATCTAAGTGGTTCTAGGTATTCATTATAGTCATCAATTACATTCTCTAAATATGTCACTCTGTTTTCAGATATTGTTATTGTTGAAGCACCAGCAAGTTCTGCGCCAAGATCAAACAGGTCGCTTTGAACTCTTTCGATAACATCATTATACTCATCAGTTGCCATTCCAATAGCCGAATTAGCTTCGTCGACGGCACCTATGGCTTCCATTATGGGGCTAGTCTTAGACACTCTTTCGTTACTAGCATTAGATGTTTGACCATCGTCACCTGTCTTAGTATAAATTTTACTTAGGATAACCATTATGAGTTATACCTAACAACATACTTAAGTGCATCTACTAGTTTATCTATAGATTCTTTTGCGGAATAGTAAATGTTCTTTTTGTTATTGTTAGTGGTTCCAGCCTTATCCTTTGCAATTGTTGAATAGTAAGATGCCATCATTGAAAACTTAGTGGACATTGCTTGAAGTTCAATAATTAGATAGGGAGCCTTGGCTGAAGGAACATCTGGATTCATCAATAGCTTTACCACAATAGCCAAGGCCTTGTCCAACTGATCATCGCCCATATACTCATGCAGGTCATTAAACTCTGTGATAGAGCTAATTAACTCTAGGGTATTCTTATCTTCCGCCATTTTTATCCTTCTCTTTCTTATCTAATTTATCTATGAATAATCCTAAAGGATATCCAATTAAAAATCCTATTGCAATTCCCGAAATTAAAAAAATTTCCACTAGATAAACCTCTGAACTATACCGTAGCCTATCCAAAGCCCTACGATTCCCATTAATCCAGCAAACACTGGAGGAGCAGGAATGGGTAGTCTAAATATACTAAACACTGCACCTACTGCTGCACCAACTACTGTTGTTAAAAATATTTCTCTCATTGCTTTTCCTTTTTATGCTTTACTGTATAAGGACCAACTACTGATCGTATTGTGCCATCTTTACGAATCTTTACAATCATTCCATTCTTAATAATGGTGTCGTTAAACCTACGCTTGTTCGCCATTGTTGTCCTCCCAAAATTGGATCAGCTCTTCTAACACTGCCCACTCAATAATACCAAGTCTAACTTTAGACTCAGTTCCAATAATAATCTTTAAAGCTGGATGCATATCTCTGCTTACTCTGAATGTGTCTGTGCAAATCTTAGACCAAGCAGGTTTGTTTAAAGTAAAAGAAGATGAGGCTTCTTTATAATCAACTAGGAACTGTTTCCATTTAGCATCACCTTTTTGGTAATCGCCACGCCCACTGTTCTTTTGTGCTTTAGCGCCATCTCTTTTAACTTCAGATCTTTCTGACATTAGTTAACCTTAAATGAATTTTTATGACCATCTGGACATTCCCAACTCATAGTCAACAACACTGCATCCCAAAAATATTCTTCTGCATCCTTATCGCATTTAGCGCAAGGCTTCTTACCACCAAACTTTTCGAGTTCTACTGGCTTTATTTCTTCTTTATGAAAAAATTCATTAAGATCTGGCACGAATTTCCTCCTGTAGTTCTTCAACTACTTTAGGGTTATCACGAAGGTACTGTACTGCCTTTGCTCTTCCCTGAAATCTTTCTCCATTAACTGTATACCAAGCGCCACCCTTTTCTACAATGCCACACATCTCTGCAACATCTAGTGACTCTCCAACGGCATCTATACCGAGAGTGTCCCCTTGGTAATAAAAGTCGTACTGTCCCGATAAATTAGGGGGGCCGACTTTGTTGTAATCAATAATCCAGTTAACTGGTCTTCCGACTCTCTGCTCGATAATTTTGTCGCCAACTTTAACGCCAGCCTTAATAGCATTAGCCTCAGCTTCAGACGACCAGAGCTTAATGACCGTGGAAGAAAAGAACTTGACTGCCATGCCACCTGTGGGGATGTGACTAGCATGCATAGATCCAAATTGATTTCGTTGTTGTGAGATGAGAACAAGTAGTGTGTTTTTGTTTGCATAGTT